CGGATATTGTGGTAATGCCTTAACCAACTGTCGGGGCATATCTGTTTTATGTTGCGTACAGCCCATAACCAGAGAAGACAACAAAATAATTAACGGAAGGTTTCTTTTCATTTTCATTCCCGGCACAGATAAGAATAAGTCTTATTCTAACAATGCCACCCTGTCGGTCATCAATCCTCTGCTTAATGGCAACGACAATTATCCGACTTAAATCACAAATCAGACACATGACATAACAGAGCTTGCGAGGTAACACATCGTCCGGTTTCTTCCACCATCGCACCGGACCAGCGACCATGAGGGGACAACGCCGCGCTCCGTTAACGCGGTAAACCCCGGTGTGTATCGTTTTTGATTATCCCCGCACACTCGCGCAGAGGAGTCTCCCGGTCGGGCTGCGGTCTCTGTTAATGCGGGGATACGGCGACAATACCGCGCATGGTTAATAAGGTCGCTCAACACACTGGCTGTAATGCAGCGGATACCATGCGGCATTTAGCGGCATTCATCGTACACTCAACGGTTAGCTCTTCATTCGTGGCATTCACCTGAAAGGTCCGGGAGTGTAATTGCGTACATTTACCACTGAACGAACCTTCAACAAGAACACGACCACGCTGCAAAATACGGAACGGAATTGTTCCCTGAAAAGGCTTTACGGTTACCAGTAATTTCTTCATGCATTCTCCGGATAACAAAAATACTAGTTAATACACTGAGTGCGGATATATTCCTGCGCCCCTTCCAGTTGCTTCTGCATTGTCATCAACCGCTCTCTGAGGGTGAAATAATCCCGTTCAGCGGTGTCTGCCAGTCGGGGGCCGGTTGCATTATCCATTCCGGAGGTGCCGGTGGCTTCACGCACGGTACCGGAGCAGGTGGCGTTGATCCGCAGGCGCTTACGACCAGCGGCAACATCAGCACGCAGAGTTTCATTTTCAGCTCTCGCATCGGCTAATTCCCTTGAGTATCTGGCATCAAGCGCAGCAACATCACGCTGGCGCTGCTGCATGTCAGTAATGGTTGCGTTTGCCAGCTCCAGCTCTCTGGCTTTTTTATCGCGCTGCGCTTTGTAGGTGATGGCGTTATCACGGTAATGGTCTGTTGCCAGCCACAGCGCACCACAGACCACCAGCAGAATAACGGTAAACGCGGAAAGCATTCGGTTTATGTTCACCCCAGCAGCCCCGACGAAGACAACATCATCCAGGCCATGGAAAGAAAAAGAGCAACCAGCATTAGTGAAAATGAAATGCCGACAATTACACAGAGGATCTTCGCCAGCGTTATGAGTTTGTCTGACATGCTTAATCCTCCCTTCACGATTTCAACGCAATGACCAGTTTTGCCAGCCCATACAGCATCGGGGACACAGCAACACCGACCGCCATCCACTTAATGGCAAAAGCCAGTGCTCTGCTGATGTCATCAGTTACAGGCGCTTTCAGTTCAAGGCCGTTTTTCATGGTCAACCTCAACAGAATTCGTTTATACTTCGCCATGTTCTCCCTTGCCTTACTCAAGGTCAGAAACACAAAACCCCGCTTGGTGCCAACAAACGGGGTTTTTACTTTTATTCACTTACGTTTCGCCAGTTCGCAGGATTTCGTGTTATCCGTCCGCGTGCTCATGCCTTATTTTTCAGCAAAATATTCTGCTTATCTGTCGATGTCCCAGCACGCCAGCGCACTTTCCTGGTCTCGCCGGGATACCTGACCGTAGCAATTATTTGAGCGGATACGGCAGTCTCTGCCACCGTCCTTAATCCACCAGCGAATCGCTTCGCATGCTCCCCTGCGGTCACCAGCATTAATCCGTCTGTAAAACGTCGACGGGAAACACTTACCGGGGCCAATGTTATAGGGACAAAATGACGCGATACCCGCTTTCTGGGGTTCGGTCAGCGGCACTTTAATATTGCGCTCCACCCATGCCAGCGCCTTATCACGCTCAATGGCGTTGACCTGGTCGCATTTTTCCTTCGACAACTTCATGCCCGGGACGACAGGTTTACTATCCACCAGGATGGCACCGCGGCAGATGGTCCAGATACCCGCGCCATCACGGTATGCCGTGGTGTGGTTACCTTCCTTTTCATCCAGAAACTGGTCGAGGATTTCAGGCGCAGGCGCACCTGCGGCAATCAGCGCCAGAACGGCAGCCGACAGGCCGTATTTGATTTTGGTGTTCATGGATATTTATCAGGGTTTATCGATTTCAAATCCCTGGATATGTTAAGTCTTCAGGCCAGCGGTGGAGTCTTCAGAGAACCCGTAATTATTCCCGGTAGTTTTCCTCTGTAGGTTATCAACACATCCTGCGCCTCTAAAATTACGGGGCGCTTTTCCGGCAACGGACCATCCCCTTCACATAACCCGGCAGCAACATCCATGAAAAACTGCTTCGCCTGCTTTTTCGCCTCAGCTTCGTAAAACTCCAGCGTGGCATCTTCAGTACGGTCAAGACTAATCGCCACATCTGGCAACAACAGTGACGGATACCCACCAATTTCCAGTGCCACAGTAACAGTAATCTTATTCGGGTAATTATTTATCCCTTTAACAACCAGTTCGTATTTTTTCTTCATCGCTTTACTCTCCCCGCGCCGCCTTACGACGGTCCTCTCTGATTTTGAAATACAGGTTAGTCAGATATGTCAGCAGCCCAAACAACAGACTCCCCAGCACGCCTATTGCCGCCCACTGAGACGGGGAAACCCTGTCCAGCAACTGCAGGAACCAGTAGCCCGTTCCCACCGCTGACGTGGTGTATGACACACCTGTTGTGATTTTTTCCATCTGGTACATACCCCGTCTCCCGCAATCCGGAAGCTCACAACAATATAAAGACCACCGGCACACACCGATGGTCCCTTGCGCATGCTTACATCATCATGTCGCTGTCAGGTGTAGGTTCACCGCCATCTGAAGCACTCCCGTCACCCGCGATACCTTCCGGCTCAGGAACCGCTGCTACGCCCAGCAGCTCATCCAGAATGGCATCCACTTCTGCATCAAGACGCGACTCAAGATTCTGGCGAAGTTTCTGTTTCAGTGCGCTCCGGACTTCCTTCACTGCCTCTGCAGTGACCAGGGATGTGATTTCTGACATGGGATTTTCTCGCTGAAAGGGGTTGTTAAGGAGTAACGGGTTCTTCGGGTTTGCTTCCGGCTGACTGACTGGCGCTGATTTTCTCAGCGGCCCTTTTATCAATCTGCCTGCACCAGAAATCGCGCACAGCCCTGTACCCACCCGAAAGAAGATACAGCACACAGACCGCCGTACAGAAGTACAGCATCACCTGATGAATAAATGTCATAATTTCTTACCGTTATGGTTGACAATGAGAATTGTTTTCATTTAAAAACCAATGTACGAAAGCATCTTTTCTTTACATTCTCCATTGGGATTACCTCCGCCAGCTTCCATTCCTGCCGCTGGCGGCTTTTTTTAGCAATTATGCGGCTGCTCCAGCTTTGTTTGCTTTAACTTCCACCGTATCAATAAGTACAGGGTAGGTTTCTGCACTACCTGTAATATCCGTAATGACAAACCTGTTGAGTCCATTAGCAGTATTGGCCCATTTCACCAGGTCAAACGCCTGTCCATCCACACCATCAAGCACCGGAGTAACATTAATGCTGTTACTGCCCTTAAATTTAAATGCAAGCGTATGCCAGTCATGGTCGAATGCGCCAAACGTGCCAAGTTCTTTTTGTTGATTAACTGTATGATGGTATGCAATATTAATACTGGCTTTATCTGTCTGGACAAAGAAAGAACTCAGATGGCCTTCACCACCCTCACCCGGCCATTCCGCTATTCGCCAGTACAAACCAAAGGCATACTTGTTTCTGGTTGTCTCAAGATTGACGTTTTCGGGGATTTTAAACCGGACAGCAATTTCCCCGCCTTTTTCCAGTAAAAGTTTTGCCTTGTCTGCAGCAATATCACAGTACATTGACCAGGATTTCGCGCTGTTATTTTTCTCAATTCGCAGAGCTTTATTGCCGCTGTCATCAACCAGTGTGCGTCTGCCATACATACCGTCCCAGCCATAAGGTTTCAGCTGATTGTCTGTAGCTTTTTTGGCATCGTAAAAAATTACAGACTCTGAGGTGGTAACCGGCCTGTCTGGAACAACCACCCCGGCAGTACCATTAACAAACGCAGAAGACTTACCCGCGCAGCTCAGAATCGCCGTTGCCAGACGGTCGGAAATAATCCCACGGCGAGCCCATGAACTGAAATGGCTCGCCCTGTCCTGTGACGTCTAGGTGGCTGAGCTGTCACGCCATTTCGAACCGTAATAACCGATACCCGGAATGTCCGGGTCTTCTTCCGGTTTGTTCGTCGGCACATTCACCCCGTTCTCATCGGTCATGAACGGTACGAAATGGATATTCTTTTCCGTTTTATTTTTATAGCTGCCGTACACCGTCTGGTACGTGGATTCGTTCTTCTGCTTCCAGAAATACGTCGTGTCCCCGCATATCCAGGGAACACCGCCAGCAGAGCCACCGACGCACTGGCCTGCCATATCCGCCAGGTCTGCACGGAATTTATCAACCAGCGCACCAAACTGTGCGGCATGATTTGCCGGCGTACCGCCAAAATCAAATTCCCCCTGCATCCACACCACGGCAAACAGCACATTTTTCGGGTTCTTCTCCAGTGCCGCTTTTGTTCGACCGATAAGGTCCTTATACAGCGGCTTGTCCACACCCCAGCGGGTTGAATTCTCCGAGGCACCACTCGCGTCACTGTATGTGCCATCAGCTCCGGTGGTGAACGCTGAACCACCACGACAGCACGGAACCAGCAGAATGCCCGCATTCGCCGGTATAAACGGCAGCAGTTTTTTGGCGATATGCAGCCCCTGCCCCACGGTTCCGTACTGCCCCTTTGACAGGTCCGCTTTCGGATGGTTAAGACGGCTCATGTCCTGCACATCATGCAGACAATGGTCCGCCGGAATGATGTCGTTATATTTGCATGCTGCACCGCCCGGTGTCACCGTACTGCGACGCGCCAGTTGCTTAATACGCGGGTCCGGACGGTCATGTGTCCCCGGCAGCGGAAGGCCTTCACCATACGACATGCCGTTTGACTGCCCTGCCAGAACCACAACAAAGTAATACTCCGGGTTGCTGGTGGCGCTGATTACTGCACCTTCTGCTGCAATCGCCTGCATCAGAGTATAAGGGGTTATGGCCACCGGACTACCAAACGGCTGCCAGCCCTCTTTCAGTTTATGTGTCAGCTTTTCCGCAAGATCTGACGGCGACGCCGCCCTGACAACATCATAGTGTTTAAATGCCATGGTTCTTTCCACCATCTGAAAAATGATTCTTTAAAATACCTGACATGTAATACAGAAAAAACACAAAACCATACCTTAAATAAAAACCTCATCATCAAGCAGATATGCATGGATAAACTACAAGACGAGATATAAACCACCCTGCATTTAAATAAACAATAAACAACATCAGAAAAATAATTCTGCTCTATGGTTTACATTCAAAAATATCATTTATACTTTTCAGAACATCACCAGCAATGCATAAACAAGGAAACCAAATGAAGTGGATTGTGATTGATACAGTTATCCAGCCATCATGCGGAATATCTTTTTCAGTCATATGGAGTAAAATAAAATTAATAATCTGGTATCAATCGGATGCTTTCTTACCTCCTGAAAGTATATTTACACTGACTCACACAGGCATCATGCTCAATAACAAAGTGCTACCTGTAACCATTTACAACGTAGTACCATTCAATAAAACATTCTGGAATTTAATCAAAAACAGCCAGGAATGCCCTACAAATACAGATAACGTATTGAATGAATGCTTTAATAACCGTTGCACTCTGCAAATATGTCCTTATGGGCTAAAACAACAAAGTCCATAAGGAGTTTACTCACATCTGACAAAATCAATATAAACAGCCCCTCCGGAGAGGGGCTGGAGAGTGGCGCTATGTGCCATTGCATGGTGCCGGGTGCCTCCCGGTGAATTCAGTACCAGCACCTGAATCTGCGATTATCCCATATACCTACTCGCTGATTGCCCCTCCGCACAGGGGGATTCACCATGCCAGTTTCTTTTAACAAACTCCCCGCAAACCAGACAACAGTCAACCGCCTGAATTGTGAGACATTTAAAAAAAAGCCCGCAAAAGCGAGCCAGGGAAAATAAGTGTGGCGCG